GTGACATTCCCCCATTCCCCCACTAAAGTTCGCCGCATGGCTTACTTCGAGAAACGCGGGAGCGCCTGGCGCGCACAGATCCGCAGAAAAGGACACCCAACTCTTTCCGCTACCTTCGACACCAAGGCTGAGGCCCAGCGCTGGGCAGCCGAGATCGAGGGCGATATGTCGCGCTCTCGATTCGTCGACACCAGGGCAGCCATGCGAACCACGCTAGGCAAGGCCTTAGAGCAATACGAAAGGGAGATTTCTGAGCATAAGAAGGGGGCCAGCCAGGAAAGGGGGCGAATCAGGAGATGGCTGGCACATCCCCTGGCAGCGAAAGGGCTTGGAGAAATCACTCCGTCTGATCTTGCTGAGTATCGTGACTCTCGACTGAAGGATGGCGCCTCATCGTCTACCGTTCGGTTAGATCTGGCGATCATCAGCCACCTCTATACCATTGCGGCAAAGGAGTGGCGGCTTGAAGGCCTGACGAATCCCTGCAAGAACCTGCGTATGCCAAAGGGGAGCAGGGCGCGTGAGCGCAGGCCCACTACCATAGAACTACGCAAGATTTATGCTGAAGCCGCCAAGCTTCACCCTGAACTCCCGGTGATTATCGAACTGGCAGCCGACACAGCCATGCGCAGGTCTGAGCTTCTTCTGCTGCGCCGAGAACAGATTCGCGACAAGGTTGCGGTTCTGGAGGACACGAAGAACGGCGAACGCCGGTCGGTTCCCCTGTCCTCACGCGCTCGAGAACTTCTCAAGTCGCTTCCGGTCCGGATTGATGGCAAGGCGTTCAGCCTTGCACCGAACACCGTTAGCAACTACTTCCCCAAGGCTTGCGAGGCCGCGGGCGTGAGCGGCCTTACCTTCCACGACCTACGACATGAGGCCACGTCGCGCCTCTTTGAGCGGGGCTTCTCTATGATGGAGGTAGCGGCGATCACAGGGCACAAGACGCTTGCTATGCTCAAGCGCTACACCCACCTTTCGCCTCATGCCCTGGCCGACAAGCTGGGCTAGCCGACCTTGGCCAGCCTCGGAGGTTCTCGCCTCGGCCTTCCCACCTTCGGAGCCTTGTGCTCTCCAGCCTCGTAGTCGCGCAGAAACTTGCGCACGCTCTCTAGCCTCCAGCATACCCGTATGCCCTGCTTGAAGTATGGGGGTAACCAGTCGGGGCGCGCCTGGATCGCGCTGCGTATTGATGACTCTGTGCGCCCCAGCAGCTTGGCAAGTTCAGGGACATGGATGATTTCAGGTTCCATCATTGCTTGGCTCCTTCTATGGCTGCGTCGATTGCGGTCGTCACCCCGTGCATGGTGTCGTTGTGGTCATGCCAACTGACTGCTTCGGTATCTCCCTTCGGCTCAGGCCCTACGTACCATGCTGATGCAATCAGCCACCGATACCGCGCAGCATCCTTCGCCATGCGCCGAATCTGCTCTGGAATGCTGACATTGCCGCCGTCTGGAGGGTCCATGTAGTAGGTGCCAGGCAGGGCGCTTGCGCACTCCTTCAAGTACTGCTCCAACAACTCGCAGTGTTTCTGCGTGTCCTTGTGGGCGCAGTTCTCCGCCTTGAGCTGGTCGATCTCGTCCAGCAGGGCGAGGATGGTATTGGGGTTGGCGGCGGCGATGAACTCGGCGTCTCGGTCAAACTGGCAGCCTGTTTCAGGCTCCAATGCTCCCCAAACAATCGCGCGGCCTTCGGCGCATTCAACCCCGTATCCTGGCAGTTCTTCCGGCCCTTGGTAGTCTTCTGGCACATATAGAGTCCACGGCCCCGGCGTTGCCGCCTTAGCCAGCCTCCGCAGCTCTGCGTGGTCGGTCATAGCCACACCTCGTCGTTGATGCTTTTCAATATCTTTGATGCGATCTGCTTTCTTTTCTTTTCGATCTTGAGATGCATTTCGACAAAGGTGTGATGCTTTCCTTTGAAAATGAATGTCGGAACGAGTCCACGTTCATCACGTTTCCACGTAGATTTGTATGCGTGAAAGTCCTCAAGGGCCCGCTCAATGCGCTGTTCAAGTGTTTGCTTCTTGGTCATGGCGCCACCTCGATTCCTGCTTGCCGGAGGGCTTCTTTTACCTTCTCTATGGCGTCGTTGAACGCGTGGCACTCATGCTTGGTTGCGTACATGCTGTATGAGCGCTTTGCAGGCAACTCCACCCTCAGAGCCGCGCGGCTGGCTTTCCAGGCCAACCATCTATCGTTTATCCGGTAGTCGGAGTACATGCCGTCGGTGTTGGTGTTCAACTTCGCGCCGTAACGAGTGCAGACTTTTCTGCCTGATACCCACGCTTCAAACTCTTCTCTCATGTCAGGCACGGTCAGGACTCCTCTGAGTGGATCGCCTTGTTCATGTCTCGCTTCATCGCGTTGACCTTGTTCTGAAGTTCGTTCCACTCTGGGTCGTTCAGCGAGAAGTCTTCCTGTTTGTGCATCTTCCTCTCCAGCCAGAGGGTGAAGCGCAATAGCATTCTTGTGAGCGGGAATCGTTTCACTGCTTGCTCCATCTGCTCAACTCCTGTCCTTTCAACTCGGTCTGCCTGTAGAGTTCCTGCATATCCCCGACGACCCGGAAGATTCCCAGGACGAAGAGAACGATGACTATCACTGCCAATATGGTTTCGTTGTCGTTGTCCACGGTTAGTCCTCCGGGGTCGGATGCGTTGGTTTCGTTGTTGGGAGTCGATGCCGGGATTCCGGCATCGGTGCGTACAGTGGTTGGCGATGGGTGGCTATACCGGCCATTCGGTCAGAGGCGTGTCGTATCCCAGCATCAGAGGGTGCTTTGGCTGTCCGCAGGCAGTGATTCCGAAGCACATTACCGGCTTTCCTGATCGGATCAGCCATTGAAGAAGCTGAGCAGGAGCACCACGCAGATCTCGCGGCATTTTCGAAAGGCTTCCCCAGCAAGGAACCAGAATGTCGGCATCAGCGACTATGGCGCGGAAGTGGTCGGCGCTAAGTGGTCCGAAAGGATCATCCTGTCCGCGAAGCTCTTTCACGTCAGTAGCGCGGTAGCAGAAGACGTTGCCGACGATGAATCGATGACCTCCGTTGCGCAGAGTGAACCCTCGCCACTTGCGCACAGTCGCATCGTCAATATTGGCATCCGCCGTGCTTGGGTTGACCCCAAAATATGCGAACACTTTGCTGCCCTCAAAAGGCAGGCAGCATTCTCGCTCCAGTCGGTAACGATACCGGCCGCATTCACTGATGATTGCTGACATCGTTCCCTCCCTCATGCTCGCTCAGCAGGGCGCGGAGTTCGTTGCGAGCTACGACGTAATCAGCATGCGAAAGCAGTGGCTCGCACAGCCTGCGCAAAAGCCCCTCGCTGACCGTCATACCGTTGATGCGCGCCATATCCCCGCACGCCAAGTTATAGCCAGTGGCAGATGATCGGTATTCCGGATCAGCAGATGCGCTGACATCGCGTAGGGCAGGAATGACCACCACCCTTGCGCGCAGTGCTGCGACTTCATCCCTTAGCGCCTGGGCCTCGGCTTCTAGCTTGGCGTAGTCGGCATCCGCGACGTGACCCTTCACAGCGCCGCAGTCCGGGCATTGCAGCGCGCCGAAATCCCAAGCTTCGTGCGAGCAGTTACTCATGACCTACCTCCTTGCTGAAGTGCGCGGGTCGATGCACTGCGCAGTAAGGGCAGACCCAGCCGTAGCGGTACTTAACCCACCCACGCGCACGCGCTTCCGTCTCAAGGTCGCGGTATGCATTGATCACCGAAGCCTGCGTGTCGGATGCTTCTTGCATCGGCCCTTCATTGTCGTGCGACCAGCACCTCTCCGGTGAGTAGCCTTTTCCATCTGACCACTTCGCAAAACGATCTTCGCAGCGAATCTCGATCCAGAAACCCATCACACCCCCTCCTTGCCGGGCGCGGCGGCGAGCAGCTCGGCCAGCGATATCTCTGGAGCCTTGCACTGGCCTGCGTCAGCAACAGCCATCGCTAGCGCGCGGTCGTCGACGAATTCTGAATTGCGGAATCGAGTCACCGTCTTCTGCATCTCGTCCACCTGTTCCTGCGTCCAGATTCCGCACTCGACGAGCATCCACCCCTCCGGCACGCTGTGCTGAGCCTGGGCGACCGGGGCTTTATCAGCGCGAACGCGCAGCTCCTTGGCGACTGCGGACAGCGTGACCCAGCCCGGCGACGGCCCCTTGGCGCGCTCGGCGAAGTAGTCGGCTGCGGCGAGCAGCGCAGGAGCCCCGCATGCCTCCAGCTCTGCGACCCTGGCCAGGGCGGCGTCGCGCTCCGCCTTGAACTTCTCGCTGATACGGGAAACGTGATCGAGCAACAAATCCATTGCACGGTTCCAGCGCGCTTCGACGATGCGCTCATGCTGGGCGACGGTCATGACCGCAACGGCGGGTTGCGACGGCTTATGTCTGACGGCATCCATGGACAGTGTCCCATCCGGTTTGACGAACAGATAAGCCACTACCTCCGGCCGCTCCGCCTCTGCCTGCTCGGCCTGCGCTGGGGAGGGTTGCGGCATACCGAGTAAATCCTCTCCCTGCTGGCTGATCTCCCAGAACGCCGGGCTGCGCTGAACTCGATTGAGCAGCCCGAGCTGAGTCAGCAGGTCTAGCCAGTGCCGGCCGATATCAACACCGCCCGATTCGAAGTCTTCGGCGCAGTCATAGAAGCGGCGCAGCTTAGCCAGCACCTTCTCCGCGAAAGGCGGTAGCGCCGGGGAGGGTTGCGCCAGGGCGGCGCGGCTAGCCTCCCATGTAGGGTAGTGAGCGTTTGTGACGTGCCATTTGCTACCGGGCTTGTGCCCCTCGGACTCAAGCAGTGCGTTTCGGCGGTCACGGTACGCCTCGAACGCCGCGCGCTCATCGCCGCCTGCCTGCTCTACCGATTCCTTGTTCAGTTCGCTCATTTCACTGCCTCCCACACCTCGGCATTGCCGAGCGCATCGATTGATGTGTACGTGCTGTGCCCGCTGGCTTCTTGAAGCTCAACTGATCCGCCGGCTTCGAGAACAGCGATGTATCTGCGATTAGTTGGCTTGTGCCGGAAGACCTTTCCGACTACGCACTGCGCGTTGATATGTCGGACTTGGTAGCTGTCGGCGAAACAGCCGTGTTCGTGCAGGCTCATGCTGCTACCCTCGGGGCTATGCCCATGTCTCTGTCGTGGTGTCCTGCGAGCCAAAGTGACCGCTCATAGAGCATGTGCAGTCCGTAGGGGCAGGCCTGTAGACGTTCGCCGCGGTCGCGTGCTTCGATGCCTTCGCGGTATTCGTCCGTAGATTCTGGGAACTCAAGCCGCTGCTTTTTCATCTTGCGTCCCATGCTTCTTGGAAGCCTTCTCGATGGCGACGCATGCCTTGCATCGGGTGCAGATTCCAGCGTGCGAGTCCTTCTTCGCGTGATACTCAGTAACTGGTTTCGTCTCACGACAGGCTGAGCAGCGCTTGACCATCACACCGTCGATCTTTGCGATCTGCCCGTGGTCTAGCTTCCACTGCTCGTCTCGGATGACTTTGAATCGTTGGCGGCAGTCTTTTCGCTCCGGTGCACGGATCTTGTCCGCCCGTTTGTCTCGCCCGAAGTAGTTCGAAAGGAGGCGCTGAAGCACGTAATCTCGGATACCAAGCGCGTCGGCGGCTCCCTTGCGGTCCGGGCAGCAATCGAGCAGGACATCCAGAGCAGCAACAAACGGTTCGTCCTTGATCTCCTGGGCGGTTTGTTTGCCCATAGAGCGGATACGTCCGTTGAACATTGCTGGAGCCGAGTCGCCGGATACTCCTACCGGGATTTCCTTAATGGCCCCTCCCGACGACATGAACTCCGAAACCAGTCGGTCGATATCCTCATGCGTCATGCTGTGCGGAACTGCTACCGGCTTCAGCCAAGCATCTGCCGGGATATAGATTTCAACGGGTGCAAGATCGGTGTTCATGTCTTTCTCCTGGCAAAAGAAAGGCCCTGTTGAGGGCCTTATTAAGCTGCTTTCCTCATCATTTCTCTGAATTCCCTATGAAGTTTTGAGTGGCACTCAGAACACAGCCAAACAACTGAAAGCGGCTGTTCATAGTCAGGATGATGAGCTTGTATGTTCTTAGTGTTAAAGCAGTCAGGCGCTGTGCAGCATGGTGGTTTTATTAACTTCTTGTCTCTGATTGCATTGTTTAAAGCGTTATGCGCTGAACCTTTTCCCTTGTTTCTCTCTATATATCTTCTTTTGGCCTGATTTGATATTTCTCTTCCTCTTTCTGTTTTAAGATAATCCAGGCGTGCCGAGACTCTATGTTGATCGTTGCTTCTTTGGCGATCATACAAGCGGTAGTAATCTAGTTTTGCAGATCGGTTATCCCTAACCATGCGCTTTCTGCATTCTTTGCAGGTTCTGTCTCTTTTATAGAAATCGTCTTCCGCTTTCTGATCGCCGCATTTAGCACAATGCTTCATGCGGCTACTCCGTTCAGAATGGTATGTCAGAAGAATCGTCGAAGCTGTCGTTAGCCTGAGCTTGTCGAGGCGCGCTCTGCTGTTGTTGAGGCTGATCCTTCTTCGGCTCGAACAGCGCAAGCCAGACTCCGCCATCGTCTGATCGTTGCGGGCAACCTGCCGGGTTGAAGCAGGCATCGAGTTTCAGCCGGTACCCTTTCTGCGTGCTGACGATCACGCCGACCTTGCGGTTCAGGTACTTGACCTGGCCGTCCTTCTCGTACTGGCCAACGCTGGCCACGACGTCGTATTTCACGCTCATGTGTTACCTCGGAATGGTTTGATAGGTCTGCTCGACCAGTTCTAGGAAAGCCTCGCGGCGGTCGCGCAGGCGTTGGATTTCATCAGCGCATTCGGATCGATGCAGTCGGTGGACGATCAGTTGGCTGGCCGGAGGGAACTCCGAGCAGTAGCTGATGAAATCGACCCAGTCCCGACCAGTGCAGTCGAGGTGGCCGATAAGCTGCCAGCGATAGGCTGGGTCGAATGATTCGCGGCGCAGGGTGGCGTAGTGGACAGCCGCAGTGACGGACTTGATCTCGACCACGCCGTCTTCCATTACGAGTCCATCAGGACTGTCTCCGTACAGTTCCCAGTCGAAGAACCCGCCGTTGGATACTTCAACGAAGTTCTCGTCCTCGTAGAGCATCCTGGCAACTGGCTCCTGTTCATGGCCGCGCTCAGTGTGATCATTGGAGAAACTGAAGGACGCCTTCACGCCGGTAGCGCGCTCCAGGGCAATCTGAAGCGCGTACTTCTTTGCCGGCTCGCCGAAGGCCTTGCCCTCGTTCGCCATGAAAGTCCCGAAACTGGACGCAGTGGCCTTTCCGATTCTCAGCGCCTCCCACACATCACTGTTCTGCGGTACGTCGTGCCATCTCATCGGCGCACTCCTGCATCAGTTGCTGCTGGTGTTCTTCCGAGATGAAGACGCGGGCGGTCACTGCATCTAGGTTGCCGTCGCGCAGGTATGCGTTCTTCGCGTTAGCCCATTGCTTCGTGCATTCCGGCGTCAGGACGGCTTGTACCGGCGCTTTCGGGCTGATCCGCAGGCCTTCTACCGACTCCTTTCCAAAACGCACGTTGCTGTCGACGTAGACCGTTACGCGAACGTTCAGCCAGTCATCGATGAACGACGAGCCAGTCAGCGCCTTGAGCGTCTTGCTGTTGGTCGCGTTCAGGATCATCGGCTTCAGCTTCTCGCCTGGCCGCAGTTCCTTTTCTACGAAGTGGGCGGTGTTGAACATGTCCTTGGTCTTCTTCGTGCGGTCTGGCTCAAGACCCACTCGCGCGATAGTTAGGACAGTTGGCTCGACAATGTCAGCACTGCTCAGGTACGGCGAGTCGAACGCCTTCCTGAAGTGCGTTTTTCCTTCGTTGGACAT